GGCCCTGGGTTACCGGGGCCTTTTTTATGGTCTATGCTTTTAGTACCTAGACCCACTCATTGATCGACGGCCCGTTGCGACGGACACCCCCAGTGAAAGGTGTTCAGGTCAGGGAAACCTAACCCAACTTCTCTAGGAGAAAATTAATGGCTGCTCCCAATTTTGATGCAACACGCTTAGGTCTAATCAACAACGCTGGCGGCGGTGCGTTCGCTGGCGACAACGCTATGTTCCTGAAGGTATGGGCTGGCGAAGTCCTTACCGCTTTCCGCAAGTCAAAAGTATTTGAAGCCCTTCATAAGGTTCGCACTATTAGCTCTGGTAAGACTGCTTCGTTCCCCATCATTGGTGTGAACTCAGCTACCTACCACACACCTGGCAACCAAATCATCGGCACCCAACAAAAGGTTGCTGAAGCTACCATCAACATTGATGACAAGCTGATCAGTTCAGTATTCCTGGCTGATATTGATGAAGCTAAGAACCACTATGACGTTCGCTCCCAGTTCTCAGCAGAAATGGGTAATGCTTTGGCATACAGGTACGACCAAAACGTAGCTGCTGTTATTGCTAAAGCTGCACGTACTGCTACCAACTTCAACACTGACCTCCCTGGTGGTACTCGCATCAAGATTATTGCTGCTAACAAAGCTGCAGTGACTGGTGCTCAAATGGCTGCTGCATTATTTGCAGCTGCCCAGAAGATGGACGAGAACAACCTGCCCGAGAACGACCGCTATTGCTGCTTAGCACCTGCTGAGTATTACAAGCTCGTTCAAACAACAGATGTAATCAACCGCGATTGGGGCGGCCAAGGTGCTTATGCCGACGGCACTGTGCTGAAGGTAGCTGGCATTGACATTATCAAATCCAACCACTTGCCTAGCACTAACCGTTCTGCGGTAACTGGGGAAAATAACGCTTACAACGCTGACTACACAGACAACGTTGCTTTGGTATGGAACCCTGGTGCAGCTGGCACAGTTAAGCTGATGGACCTGAAGATGGAAACGACTGGCGGTGATGTTCATGCTCTATGGCAAGGCACTTTTATGGTTGCTTCCATGGCATGTGGTTCTGGTGTATTACGCCCTGACTGCGCCGTTGAAATCTACTGGGCTGTGTCTTAGACCTATCTGTTTTTAACAGTCACAATGGGGGCACAACCGCCCCCATTTTTTTTGGAGTAACACCATGACAATGGCTCGCACTAGCTTCTTGGAAGCAGTTAATCGAGTACTGCAAATGATGGGGGAAGCCCCAGTCAATAGCCTCAATGGGCAGTACGGCTTAGCCTTACAAGCTCAAGACTCATTGAATGATGTAAGCCGCAGGTTGCAATCAGAAGGCTGGTCGTTTAATACTGACCGTGAAAAGCTATTGCAACGCGACGCATCAACTAATCAAATTGCTGTTGGCCCTAACATCAGCCGAGTGGTAATAGATCCTTACCGTTACCCAGCACTTGATATCGTCCAGCGTGGTGGCAAGCTATACGACAGGTTTAATAACACCTATGTGTTTGACGAAGACTTATATGTAGATCTGACCATCATCCTTGAATGGGAAGAATTACCTGAACATGCACGGCAGTACATCACCATTAAGGCTGGCCGTCAGTTACAAGAAGCGATCCTCGGTAGCGTGGATCTGACTAAGATAAACCTGACAGCAGAGATGGAGGCTAAGGCCCTGTTCCTGGACGAGGAGACTGTCGTCAACGACCACAGCATGTTACGTGGCAATCCCAACCATAGTGGTGTCACAATGGCGTACATGCCTAGCAGAGCCCTTCGCCGTCAATAGTCATGCCACTGATCAGCAGCTCTATTCCTAACCTGATCAATGGCGTTAGCCAGCAACCAGCTGCATTGCGCTTAGCGTCACAAGCTGAAACTGTAGTCAACTGTTTACCCAGCCCAGTTGAAGGGTTAAAGAAACGACCACCGTGTTATCACATTGCCAAGCTATTTGCTGGTAGCGCAGGGGCTGGTCGTCCTTTCACCCATATTGTTGATCGTGATGGCACGATTAAATACTTGGTGATGATCCAAGATGCCACGCTTAAAGTATTTGGTTTAGACGGTTCTGTTAAAACTGTTACTGCTGCTGGCGGATTTAGTTACCTTGATATAACAGGTGAGCCTAGCCAAATATTTCGCGTTGCTTCTGTCGCTGACTATACCTTCATTGTAAATCGCGAAAAGACAGTGGCGATGTCAGCGTCAACATCACCCAACTGGGGCACCAAAAGCATGGTGTTCATTAAGACTGCTGACTATGCAACTACTTATAGCATCACTGTTAATGGCGTAACCGTAAGCGATACTACTGCTAACAGCGGTGGCAACGCACCCAGCAATGTAACTATCGCCACTAATTTAGCTGCTAGTTTGAATGCCAACGGTACTTTTAATGCCGCATTTGTAGCAACCCAGACTGACTACATCGTGCGCATTACTAAGAACGACGGTGATGTATATACCTTGTCGTCTAAAGATACGCGCAACGGCGCTATGACCATAGCTATTAAAGGCACTGTTGATACCTTGTCAGACTTGCCAACTATTGCTGAGCATGGCTTTACAGTAAAGATTTTAGGCAGTAAATCTACGGGCCTCGATGATTACTACGTCAAGTTTGAAACTAATACCGGCAGTGGGTTTGGCCATGGCATCTGGAGAGAAACAGTAGGCCCTGGCATCCCGTATCTATTTGATGCAGCAACTATGCCGCATGTATTAATTCGTAATTCCAATGGCACCTTTACTTTTGAACCATTTACTTGGGCTGGTCGGGTAGCAGGGGATACCTTGACTGCTCCTGATCCTAGTTTTATTGGCAGCAAGATCCAGAATTTACAGTTGTTCAGAAACCGCTTGGCTTTTCTAGCTGATGAGAATGTAATCTTATCAGCTGCTGATTCTTACGACCGCTTCTTCCCTGAAACAGTACAAACTATTGTTGATAGTGACCCTATTGATATTGCGACTGGGGGCCAAGAGATCAATTTCCTGGTTAGCAGTTTAGTTTTTGCTAACTCCCTGCTGCTATTCAGTAGGCACAGCCAGTTCCGCCTAGATACAGGGAACGTAACTGCATCTTTAACACCAAAGACTGCCAGCATTGCTGCCCTTACCACCTTTGAGATGGTGGATACGGTAGACCCTGTTGCTGTAGGTCGTACTATTTTCTTTGCTGTACCTAAGGGTGACTTCAGTGGGGTAAGAGAGTTCTTCCTGCCCGATAGCAGTGGTCCTGTTCCAATATCAGAAGAGGTAACATCTCCAATCCCTCGGTTTATCCCTGATGCTTTGGCATCTATGACTGCAACCGTATCAGAAGAAGGGCTGGTGCTACTTAGCAAGGATGAACCCAGACGGATATACCTATATAAATTCTTCTTCCAAGACGACACCAAGCTGCAATCATCCTGGTCGTACTGGGAATTAGAAGGCGTCAAAACTATTGTTGGCGCTGATATCCTTGATAGCGACCTATACCTAACTGTTGAATACGCTGATGGTGTTTACCTGGAACGTGTTGCGTTGCGGGCTGAGACTGTAGATGCTGGTACTAACATTGAATTATTAGTAGATCGCAAGGCGACAGAAGCTAGTTGCACTGTTGCCTTAACAAATACTGCTGGCCTTGATGTGCAGTCAACTATTACGTTGCCATACCCAATCAACAACACCAGCTCAATGGCTGTAGTGGGCCGCTTCTTTGCTGGTAATACCATGCTGCATGGTCAAGTATTAATACCAATCAGCCAAACTTTGGCAGGTGGCGCTGGCGGCAAAGGCACCTTAGTCGTAAGGGGCAACCTTACCGCTGCTAAGTTTTACGTTGGTGAGTTGTACGACCTGTTGTACGAGTTCAGCACTCAATATATTAAGGAGCAACCGCCCGGTGGTGGTATGGCTATAGCTGCTGGCCCCAAGCTGCAGCTGCGCACCTGGACCATGATCTTTGATAAGACCTCAGCCTTTCAAGTTAAGATCACGCCACGGGGTAGAGACACTAATACTTACCCCTATAACGCTATTACCCCTGGTGATGCTTCCTTGCTGGGTTTCCCTGGCGTTAAGACCAACCGGTTTCGGGTACCAGTAATGACTGAGAATCTAAATGCTGTTATTCAATTAGCAAGTAGCAGCCCACTACCGTGTCGTTTCCAATCAGCTGAATGGGAGGGCTGGTATCACACCAGAGCAACACGGTTATGATCAGACCTACAAAACCCAGTGATATCCCTTGGATAGCAGAACGAATGCGATCAGCCGACGTCGCTGAATTACAAGCTAGTTGTGGGCTTGATCCTAAAATTGCGCTGCTGCATAGTTTCCTAATTAGCAAACCATGTATGACAATGGTGTCACGTACAGGGGAGCCGTTAGCTATGGGGGGTGTAGCACCCGATGAATTGAACAACAGGGTGGGTCGTATATGGCTATTGGGTACTGATGCCATGGTGAAAGATCCAACCAATAAGACCGGGTTTTTGCGTAACTGCAGGGCTTGGGTAAATGCTATGCACCGTGAATACGACGTGCTGTGGAACTACATGGATGCTCGTAATGCTGTGCACCGCCGTTGGGTTGAATGGATGGGGTTTACCTTTATCGCAAAACGGCCAAACTGGGGAGCAGAGGGTCGACTATTCCTGGAGTTCTGCAAGGTGAACCATGTGTGAACCAATCTCAATATCCGTTGCCGCAGCTGGGCTTGGCGTAGCTCAAGCCGTAGGTGGCTACCAGCAAGCGCAGCAAGCAACGTCTTACAACAATGCTGTTGCTGAACAGCAATACCAATACCAACAACAGCAAGCCAGTGCTGGTCGTAATTACGAGCAGCTAAAATACAACCAGCAACAAGCATTGATGCGCCAGACACGGTTACTGGCTGACAGTGCTTATGCCGATGAGATCTCACAAATCAACCTACGGTTAATGCAGGAGCAAGAAGCATCTGCTCAGCAAAAACAAAAGGCAGCCAGGGAAGGGTTGCAAGCTAGAGGTGCTGTCGTAGCTGGTGGTCGTGTTGGCAATAGCATTGATGCTTTGGTTGCTGATTACCAAAGGCAACAAGCTCAGTTTGATTATGCTACAGAAAGAAACCTAGCGTTTACGACAATGCAAATGCAGGAAACTAAGCGTGGCTCTGCTGCTACTAGGGGTTCACGGATTGCTAGCCAGCAAGAATACATCAAGCAGGAAACACTTGATCCACTTAAACCAATGAAGCAAGCAGCCCCAAGTGCTATGCCGTTTATTTTGCAGGGAGCTGGGGCGGTATTGCAGGGAGCTGCCGGTGTCGAGTCTGCTATTGCAAGAAAAAACCCTAAATAAATGGCAAAACTCAGCACTGGCCAAACTTACGGCACTACTAGCCGTGTTACTTCCCAAAGGTTGCTAGGTGGTGAGGCGCAAATAGCAACTGGTGCACCCTTAGCACAAGCAGAACTTGGTCAACCGGCACTGCAACCACAAGCATCACCAGTTAATACCTTTCAGCAAGTAGGTGCCCCTACCCTTGGCGGCCCCTTACGGATGTTTGAACCGCCAGCATTACCAAGACCTAGCCAAGACTTAGCTAACCTGGCTGATGCGTTGTCTGGGTTTAACAAGAACTTGCAGCAATACTCCACTTCAATGGAAGAAGTGCGGCTGGCTAAAGATCAAGCGGCTAAAGAAGAAGGGCAGGCTGTTGGAGCGCAATTGCAAGCAAGTGGGTACATGTCAATCAAAGAAGCAATAGCTGATATAGGGAAAAAAGTACAAACAGATCCAAGTTTGCTTCCTCTTTACAATACGCTTCAAGCTAATAACCCAGCAAGGGATAGGTACATCAACGATACACTTAGCAATTTAGCAATTCAAGGTAATCTTGTCTCTCTCCCTTCTTATCTAGAAAATTTAAAAACATTGCCAAGCGGAAGGGAATTAAAAGACGTTCCTAACAGTGACCCAGAGTTCAGGCAAGTAGTTTACAACTTTCTTTATGGGTCAGGGACTACCCCAAGAGCGTTAGCAAATAATAGCGTTGCAGTAGCCCAATCCTCAGCTGCTGCAGGTGTTGCGCAACAGCAACGGTTTGTTGATGCAGGCAACAAGAAAACAATTGACACTCATTGGGAAGGGGTAGCAGGGCTTATTTACGATTACGCCAAAGAAAAAATAAACGGATCAGAATTTTCGCAAAAACTATCCGCTTTGGAAACCAATTTATACAATGCCACTAGCCCAGAAAACTTTAAAAAATACAAAGAAGGGGCGTTAGCTAACCTTGGCAAC